AAGGATTTCCCCTTGATAGGGTCGTCCTAGTCGCCAGAAGAAATGATAACCGAATAGAGGATCGATCCGATCCTTTTCCAATTGTGGGACAAAATCCCACAAGTGGTCAAGAAGCGGACCTCCTAGACACTTGGGTAAGCAGAGGGGAAGATTGGTTTTCTTAAGTTCAGACAACATCTGATATCGGAAAAAGGACAGTCCTCGACGGAAGTCCTCCACATTTTCGAACTGAGAACTGAAGGAAGTCCACTTGTCGAGAACATGAGAGTTCTCCGAATTCAGATCCCCAAATCTCATTACCGGCAACAACCGATCCTGGGTCAGGAGTCGGGAGTTAATGGTGCCGAAATCTCTTGATATGTAATTCTTACCAACACTGAGAGTCAAACCACACTCAGCAACCTCATGTTGCCAACGTGAATAGACCTCGGGATGATCGACAAAGAGTAGGTCATCACCATTGATAAGAATGTCCGTATCCTGGAAGAGGAACTTAAGCAAACGGATGTTGATATTGGAACCGAACCTGGCTCGGAGAACCGTAAGGTAATTGACCAGGCAAAGGATTGGGAAAGATAACAACGAGCCCATGAGTTGACCGCGAACCTGTTCGAAGAACTGGTGTTCGCCATCGACCTCATAGAGGATATCATGGGGGTTGGTCTCTGACTCAATAAGGTCCAACAGAATCTTCCGGAGAAGGGGGGGAAGACTGGAAGTGTCCATTGTTTCGCACATACCACGGATCACCGACTTTATGGCATCAAGTGGCATATTGTCGGTGGCCGCATCGTAATCACCAGAAATAAAGAGCTTTCTGGGATCCCGACGGATTGCAGTCTGCAATCCACGTACGTGATTAACAAGGGAATCGGTATCAGATCCGGAGATCTGACCCGCTCCAGTGAGGATGAAGACAGGTAGAGAATTCAACCGTTTTGTCATCGGTTCTTGGATCATTTTCAGCAAATACACAAAGGAATTCGCCTTAGTGATCACACGAACCTTTAACGGTTCAGGTATTGCCACAGGTTTTACGGCAATTTTCCCAGGATTTTGGGTCCAAGAATTCCAGTCGATCTCATCACCGAGCAGAGCCACCGCTGTTTCCATATGACATGGACAACGGAGCTCCGTCTCGATGGGGAAACCGTGGTCATCAGAGAATCGTCTCTTATGTGCCACAAAGACAGGAATCTGGATATGTTGGCAGGTCAAAGGACCATATAGACCAGCACAGACCGGGAAAAGAGACACACGTTGATCGGTGTTCTCAATCTGAACAGAAGGGAGGGAGGGATCCTCAGGGACTAGATCCCCGAAGAAGGTCTTGTATCCCCCCTTGGAGCGGGAGAATTCGAAGGTTGCCTTCGAAGTTGGGAGAGGAATTGAGGAATCGGCAGACAGACCGTCCCCAAAAGCACGACCAAGGTCACGCAATTGTTGGCGGGTGCTAGAAGCCAAGTCCAAGGGTTCCTGAGTTAGGGTATTTCGGTGTTTCTGAAGAGTCTTTTCAATAAGATCCTCGGGTACGAGTCCAATCTCTCGTTTTGTCTGTATTAGAGACATCATGAGAGCCAGGCCTCGATCACGAACAATGATCTTGAATTGACCGTTAGGAAGACGAATCTTCCTGTAAAGGGAATGTTGTATCCGGTTGGTCATCTTCTTCGTGAAGAAGAAGGAGGAGCCACCCGGCACCGTTTCCTGAGATAGGAAGTGGGACATCAGGTTAGCAGTTGAGTTCTTGACTGCACTGATTAGATCCTTACCCTCGAGTCGAAGGATCTCTGGTATCAGAGCAAGAAATTGATGCTTGCACTGAAGCAAAGGGATATCATGGAAAGCAAAAGCCTTCCGAATACCCCGCCAGAGATCACCAACAAGGGAGATGGAATCTTGAGTTGCGTTCCTTAAGGCATGGAACTGGCCTCGTACTTCTCCACATACGCACATCTTATTGTGTTTTTGTTTTGAAGTAGTCGCAGGTG